AATCAGTTGGGCCGGAAAGCTTTCTCTAGCCATTAGGACGATCATCCCTCAAGATAAATGAGACCATCAGCCAGTGCTTCATCCACGGGTTGGTGGCTCGGGCGGGCCGGTCCTTAGAAACCGATTCCTCTTCGAGAATCGCGTAGAAATCCACTGCGGGAGTCGCGATGGAATAATCCGTAATAGGAATAACAGGATTCTCGTTAATCCAGGCGTAGATATCACCCATGACATGCCGCATGAGGGCGTCGCTGGCGGCGAAGAAGTCGATATAGATTGGGGAATAGTGTGTCTCTCCATTTGAACCCAACTCCAACATATCCTGAAACGAGTCACCCGCCGAGAAGGCCATTGTATTAATGGGAACCTCCACATTCTCCGGGTCAGACGGGTACTCGTCTATCACCCTGATGCGATCATATGAGTCTTGAAGAGGGTTTACCTCAGTCCCATCCGGTTCCATAATCGCCCAGTTCAAAGTCTCCAGGCGGTTCATAACCTGACGCAGAACATTGTCAAGGATCATCCGATCCCGCAGGCCGCCAGTAAGGGGCATCAGGCCACCGCATCCGCGCTCAAGTGCACCTGGTACACCGTCATGTCCCCCAGCCCATAGGAGGGCCGCCAGAAGCGAAAGAAGAACCTTGTGTCCCCCGGCCCTGCCGTTGCATAGCTAGCCCCATTCACTTCAGCAAACTCCTCTTCGAACAACGTCACCACCAGAGAGGTCGGGTTGAAGTCACCCACCTCAGTCGGGAAAGCTCCCTGCCTACCCAATGGAGAGAAGAATTCAAAAGCACAGACGGGTTGCACCGGGGCCGGTTGTGCAGACGACTCCGGTGCAACCGTCCAGTCCCAGGGGTTCCCTTCGGCATCATGCGCAGCCCACTCCACATCAAACTTGAAGTAGAAGGTGGGCTTTTCGGCGTCCTCAACCGGCAGGCCCATTACCATGACCTGCCGCAAGGTCTCCCGGAGAGTATCAACCGGGATGACTGCTATCGAATCGAAGCCCCCATGAGATTCGGCCATAGATCAACCACTGCCTACCTTGACTCCTTCAGGAACGGAGAACCCTCCCGGACTCACCCGCGTAGGCCTGTCTTCTGGTTCGGGGCGAGTGATGATCTCTCTGTCACCTCGAGCAGCGGACGGGTTCAACTCGCTCATCCGATTCCGGATAGCTTTCACGTCCGAATCCTTGGAGTCACCCTCCGCCACGAAGATTTCCAACATTCGCTGAAGAGTGACTGGGGACTCGATGGAGGTCAGGTAATTCACCAGATTCTCCTCGCCATGAGTGACCTCGTTATAGATCGACTCAATCTGGGCATCCGTCAACGAGTTCGGCGATGCAATCTCATCAGGGTCAGTCTCCGTGGCGGCCTTCTTCAACACAAAGGTGCCATTACGAAACAGGTCTAGCTCGGGGATCGACGCCTCCTGATTCAACTGACGCTCCTGGGTAGTCAGAGTAAACACACCATTGCCCCTCACAACCTTGGTCGTCTCGCGACCCTGGATATCGAAACACTTGTACCACTTGAGTCCGAGACTGGTATTTCTCCAGGTCTCGTGCTTGGGATCCGCCATTCTTTCTCTCCTTGATCGAAGTGCTAATGAGTCTCATAACTCTCATTAGCTCATTCCTTCAGGTGAACATTAACACCACAGTCACCCATGATGCAGGAAAGCCGCCGGTTAAGGCGGCCCTCCGTCATTACAGATCCTTACAGATCAAGCGTCGATGCTCGTATCCACAAACCGGCGCACACGCTCCGGCCGATAGATCGAACCCCCGAAGTCCTGGCGACCGATGTAGTGCCAGTACCAGTTGTCGGCCTCGACGTACTCCTTCGTCTTCAGCCCACCGTAGGTGGCGAAGAGTCCAGCGTCATTGGCGAGGACATACAACTCGTTGGCAGGAATGTAGGACTCCCCATCCTGGTCGGTGAAGTTCCGAACCGAGATGATGGTCGCACCCTTGTAGACACCGAGGCGTCCACGCAAGCGGATTTCCTCCAGAGCCTCATCGGCAAAGCCAGTGAATTCCGTGATCTGTTCCGTCATCTGTGGGCGACCATAAATGGTCACTGCACCTGAGAGAGACTCGTCCCGGACCTCACGGATCGCCTGGTTGAGGGCTGCCTGAGACAGACCTGCACCAGAGATGTAGTAAGGCGAAACACTGTCAATCGCAGCTTCCACCAGGGCCTTGATTTGCTGGTTCACAGCAAAGTCCAGCCGACGAACGATCAAGGAACGCATTTCCGCCGTGGTCTTGGCGAAGTTTGCCTCCATGTGATCCTCGAATTCGTACACGTGGAAACCCAGCGTGTCACGTGGGATCTCCATCGTCTCGGAGACCATCGAGCTTGCCTCGATGTGGCCACCCTTGGCAATGTAGAAGACCCGCAGACCAGTCTCTTCCTGGAGGAATACACGGTCGGTAAACCCGACCCGATCCACCCGGACCACCTGATCGTAGAAGGTTTCGAATTGGAAACCCTCGAGGATCGACTGTGTGAGAACCGCAGCCATTTCCTTCCGCCATTCCGGCCTATGCCAGTTGGCGGCAGCTTCGGCGTTCACCTTGTTGATTAGCTCGGTTGCCTTGGCCCGTTCCTCAGCGGAGCGTCCGTAGTTGTCGAGCAAGTTCTTCAGAGTCGACATCGTCACACCCCCTTTCAGACCAAGATCTCTGCGTCGAGTTCATCCCTATCCGGGTAGACCGCAGTCACCCGCATGAAGGCCTCAGCCGCATCTACTGTCACCGTGTAAAAGTCGTTGGTGTCGTCCCAACCCAGAAGCTCACCGACAGTGACAGTCGGAGTCGCGAGACTCAGACCGTCCACCATGATGACTTCATCCCGAGTATTGGGGAAGTTAAGCCCCGGCTCGGTTGTGGCTTCGGCAGTGTTCCGGAACCAAACCTTCACGCCCGGGCCACTGATGACCTGGACCATCCGGTTGTTTGGAACCCACCAAAGATCCTGTACTAGCTGACCAGCGGCAGCACCAAAGCGAGGATCGTTGTACGTCTGCGAATCATGCTCATAGAGGACAATTCCACACTTGTTCAAACGAACATCGCCACCACCACCGATAGCGGTCAGCGTTGCCTCCCTGACGCGATCGGGATCGTTCGGATCCTGCTCGACAAAGGTTCCAATGCGAAGCGTTGTACCGCTCGCAGGCGAACGGAGGCGGCCTTCCCGAACGATATTCGTGAATCGCCGGAAACCAAAGTTGCGAGTATCTGTGCTCGAACCCATATCAGCTCACCCCCTCTCTCAAATCTTGCCGACTAGGGCAGGCACAACACCGAAGAAGTCTTTGATGACATCCACCTCTTCGTTGCCTTCGCCCGCAGTCGAGCGGGTACCGTCGAAGTCCGACTTCTTACCACCGTCGTCCTTCTTCTCTTCCTTCTTGCCCCCATTGACTTTCGCTACTTCGCGAATGTCGTCGAGGTAAGCCTTGAAATCGCCTTCGGACAGCGCAGCCCATTGGGCCTTACGTGCCTCGATCTGCTCGTCTGAGAAATTGACCTCAGCCTTGACGAGCTTGGCCCGCTCAGAAGCAAGGGCGTCGAGACGAGCCTTCTCGTCACGGGCGTTGATATCGGACTCAAGGTCCTTGATCTTCGCATCCTTCTCGTCGGCTTCCTTCTCAAAGGCCATGACTCGCTCGTTGAGCTTCAACACTTCGGCATCCACCGAGGCTGTCGCTTCCTTGCGGGCCTTCTCAATGGCAGAGGCAAGGAGCTGCTCATGCTGCTCCTGCGTGAAGATCTTGTCTCCTTCAGCCACTTCTTCCTTCTCCTGATCGGGTTCTTTGCAAAACTTGCAACTGGCAATCTCGTGACTTGCGTCATCTGGTTTGTTGACCAGCAACCAGTCATGTACGACTTTTTCAGTGCTCATTCTGCATCCTTCAGGTGAAGCTTAACACCCATTACCCAAATAATGGGAGATTTAACCGTCCAACACTTTCAGCATCAACTGCTCCCAGTCATTAGACGTATACGGGTACGAATCTCGAGAAGCATAAGAGACCAATTCCCGAGCCAATTCAGCCTCAGCGTCTGGCCACGCCGGACGTTCTGGAGGAAAAATCAGGGCTCCACCTAAAAAGGTTGGATTAATAAACCGGCGAGGCGCGACTCCCGAGGACGCCATATGGACACATGTTTGAGCCGCGGCCATTGCATAAGGAAAGACCTCGTCACAAGTCAAACATTGAGTCGATTCAGCAACACATTCCATCGACCACCAGAGCTGCTTCTTCTCATTCGACTCTCGAACCTTATCCGCAACCTCAGGAAAGTTGGCAGCCCAGACCAACCCAAGAACCTGAATCTCGGGAATCAGGCGGTCGGCGGCCTTCTCACCTTCGCCGACCACCTTCTCCTCGCGATGAACGATCTTCGACTGAACAATGGTCCCAATGGCTGTGTCCCATTTGTGAAGCGCATTGACCGGAACATACTGGATGGACTGCTGACCCTTCTGAAGATCATCGAACGTCCAGTAGTGACCATTCTTGTTCGCCCTATTCGCCTGGACATAGCGACCTGCCACCCACAAGTAACTCTGATTGAGGCCCTTGGTGTCCAGTTCAGCCGCGAGCTCTCGAGGCATGTCCACTGGACCGGACACTATGAAGGCTTCGGCTGTGGCATAAATCTTGTTGTTGATCGGCGTCAATAATTCCATCATCTCTCCCCTGCCGGTCGCGGCGGCCCATTCTCCTGAGGCTGCGGTCCGGCCCCCGGCGGCTTGCCTCCCGTTCTCCCAGACCCACCCGGAGTGGTCTTATCAGGAGAGTCAAATGGTACGTTGACCGGCGTGAAAATCTTGTCATACTTCTCGGCTTCGATCTCACGGTTGTGAGCCTCCATCTCCTGATTGAAGTTGAACTCGGTAAGCACGGTCTCTCTGGAAAGATCGCCACGATCCCGAAGTTCCTGAATCAGAGTGATGAGAGCAGGATCGAGCTGAAGCTCCATCTGCCGAGGGGCAAACTCGATAGAGGTAGACGCCGAAAACTTTGCCCTTTCATTGATCGGATGTTCCGATATGGCACGAATCAATTCTTTCTCAATTGTCCGCTTCAACATATGACGCCTTGAGGCCAGGCCCCTAGCAATGACCCGGCCCAAGGTGATCGACGTTTCGCGGTTAGAGGTTTCGGACGGCAACTGGAACGTGCCCCAGAGTCTCATCATGATGCGCTCATCGAGAACGGTCCACTTGTCCTTATCAAGGACGTGCTCAACCTCAGGAGTAATGATCTCAATGGCTATCCGATGATCAGACACAATGACAGGAGAGCGCGAATGCGTCCTCATCAATGCCGTAGTGCTATCAACCTCTGCCTTGGTGGTAGGCCTCTCGTCGGTCCCTCTCGTCACCAGGACAATGAAGTTGATACCACCACGTACCCAGGCACGGTCCATTTCCCGGAGATGAGTCTTCAAATCGAGGAGCGGGAAGATTCCCTTCATGCGAAGCTTGGCCCACCGCTCATAAGGCGAGCGCGTCAGGGTATGGCGAAAGACCATATCGGGATTGAGTTCCCACAAATTGTCTATAGGAATATTCTCCTTTTGGAGATCCGCCTCTTCCTTTTTGGTGGGCTTGTACTTCCCGACAATGAGTTTGGCAACCAGACCGATGTCACTTGCCAGATTCTGGAACTGCTCTTGTTCCCATTCGTTGGCTATCCACGCCAGCCTGGCGTTGCCAAAGATATCGTTGGCTACCGGCACCACTCGAGTCGGATCCAAGAACCCCAAATCGGTAGGCACCATCAAGCCATATGTCTTTCTCTTGGCACGAACATCGCCCTGGCCCTCAACCTTGTATTCCTTGAAGCCCCAATTCCGAACCCCATAAAACTGAGAACAGGTAAACAACTCACGCCATGCAACGCGCAGCCAGTCGTCAAGATTCAAATCGCGACCAATCTGAGACCAGACAGTGTCTTGATCCTCGTCGTCACATTGGAAAGCAACCTTCTGAAAAGCAATCGCCTCTGAGGTATCGGCAACCGCCCCGACGATGTCATCGTCTAATGCTTGATAAGCAAGAGCCATCTGCTCGAACACCTTGCCAGGGGTGACGTAACGATCCCGAGGCCAATAAGAATCTCGGTCACGCACCTTCCCATCCGACGTATATGTCTGCTGATAATCCTCCGCCCAAGCAGCAAGGGCCCTAGTCACCTGCGGAGAAAAAGCAGCAAGACGATCACCCACCTCACCATTGAGAGCGGACTCAACCTCTTCTGGGTCTATCTCAGAAGAGATCAAGACTCCGTCTTTAACAATTGCCTCAGAAGCACTAGTCATCTCGAAAGCTCCACATCTTGACGCCGCACCTCGATAAGGCGCGAAGCCCCCCTCGAGTAAAACTCAATTAGATCCATGACCTTTTGGAGTTGCATGGTTCGGAAGACCTTCGCCTTGCGATGATCGTTTTCGATCCTGACCATCTGTAGATAAATCTCGGTACAGCGGGCCATCAAGGCCATCGACAGCACCAAAGCCTGATCGGGACGCTCCGAATCGCAGGACATGACCGCTGCGACCATCTCGTCTAGCTCTTCTTCCAGAGTCGCCTGTGGCGTCAAGTTGGCAATGATTTGTTCCCCCCGGCCTGGACGCGGACCGGTGTTCTTCACCTGAAGGATCGTCATAACCCTAGGTTACACCATACCTAAGCAAAGCTAAGGGGAATGAACTCCGAAGCTGAAGTCACCTTCTGAAGCTGTTCGAGCAGCATCAGCTCTTTGCCCACCACCATCATGGCTGCCGCATCCAACGTGTGAAACTTGCCCCGAGCGAAGATTTTCTTCCCATAAGGGTTAGTTTCGGAACGATCCGGAACCCAAGTCTGACCCTGCCATTCACCCAGAAGCTCACGATCCCAAGGAAGAATGACCTTCTTCAGGTCTACGTAGTCCCTCAACTTGTCATAACCAAATTCCTTCGCAGGACGCTTGATTTCAAACTCCTCAGGATCTTGCCAATCTTCATGTGGAAGGAAACCCACAACCACCTTCTCATCGGCGTTATAACCCTTCACTCGCGAAACCAGATTCGCCGAAGCCCTTTGGATCTCCTGATAGACCGGGAGGCCAAGGCCTCCTCGGTCGAGAGTCAAGAGCCTCAAGTCGTAATACTGGAAGAGCAGATCAACCACTCGACGCTGATCTGGAGAGCTAATACGCTCGAGATGGATCCTCGACAGAAGCCTCAAGACCACATCAGCCTTGCCCTTGACCACCTCCTCCCCAAAGATCAGAATCTCCGAAGGCGCGTTAGTCAGCCCAATGTCCATGCCAGCCCAGGTGTTCTTCCACGCCTTATGGGAACCAGGGGGGAGCAACAACATCTCCATCGGCTGAGCGCGCAGCATCTCGTCGGTTATGCGGCGGTAGTAATAGATCTCCTGGTTGTACTCGGACTCAAGCTGGTCATCGACCGTGGCCATCAGGCGGAACAAGACAAACAGCGGGTTGGTGGCGTCACCATGCTGGCCCAAGATGTTCCTCTTGTAATCAGGCGAGTCCCTGGTCCCGTAGGCCTCGATCTTGGCATCCCGCTCCTCCGTGTTCCAAGTAGGCCTGTGCATTCCCGTTATGACGTGAACAACCCAGCCCGAATCTGGCTGGGAGTGGCGATAGAACTCGTCTCGAACCCCGCGGGACACGCCGTGAGCGCGCCACTGAGCACCCTCCTCGCCGTGGCGAAGGGTCTCAATGACTTCAGTCCATCCGGGAGCTGGGAAGTCCTGACCTTCGTCTAGCTCGAGCTTGAGCGGGTGGAGACCCTTCATGCCACGCCCGTCACGCTGGGGAATCCGGCCCAGGATCTTGGCTCCGTTCAAGAAGTTCACGTGAAAGGGGCGATGCTTAAATCCCAGGCCAACACGCTTGGGCAGCAACTCTCTAGTGATTCTGGTTTCCTTGATCCGGTCTTCGATACGACTCGTAAGCGGATCAAGGTGAATGAGTTCCGGAGCGGTGATAACCATCTCTGCCCCTGGATGCTGGATCGGGAAGGCCCAGGCCCGCAGGATGATCGACATGGTCTTGCCAACCGCGCGACCACAAGCGTCAATGATCTGCGTAGGCTGTTCGTATAGGGGCTTACCCGCTACGAAACTATTACGCCACCAGGCATACTGGAAGTCCCAGCATCGAAAAATCTTCTCCTCGTTGTCTGCCATCTGGTCTTCCCACATGAACTCAGCGAGGTCGATGCCGGCGGAGTCTTCGATCATTGCGATCAGGTAGGACTCAGCTACGGATAACCCTATCGGTTGTACTGCCATGATCGAACTATAACCTTCACCCGAAGAACACGTGTTTCCGGGAAGTCGATTACCTTCCCAGCGGGGTGACCTAAACGGATACCTCTCGGATCCAAAGCTTCTGATTCTTCCTAAAACTATCGTCGATCTCGTCATACCGAGGAATGGCAGTATCTCGTATCCAGGCGAAGATCTGATCTATCTCCACGCCCAGCATCCGGCGCTCCTCCTCGTCCATGCGATCATGAAGGCCGACCATCTTCTTCAATTCGCTGAACAGATCTATAGCGACAGCGATCTGGTTGTCGCGGTGCACTCCAAAGTCATGAGCGCGCTGCTTGAGATTGCGCAGATAGTCAGCCACCGACTCGGACTCTGCGGTCATTCGATGCTTGCGATCCATCCCCATATGCGACTTGAGTACCCGAATTTCCTTGTCGATAGAGTCCTTCGAGCTACGAATGTCCTTCTCGATAAACCCCATACCCTCATAGTCAGATCCCTTCACTAGCCAAGCGGTGTAACGATACGAAAGAAGCTCAAGCCCCAACAACCTGTCGAGGTCCTGGAGATCGGCGATGTCATCGAACTTATAACCAGCTCGATAACTCGTCATATTGGATTCGAACCACTGCTTCTCCTCTTCTCCCATGACAGAGAAGCGCGTGCCGGAAGCCCCATGGACCTCCATGTGATCTACTGGA